GTGCAAAAGGCACCGCGGGTCATCAACCCGCGGCACCCACGGTACAACTTGTCACTGGGGAAATACCTCAAGCAAGCGGAAAAATCAGTCTTTAAGGCTATTAACCGCGCGTATGGTGGCTTCACAGCCGCCACTGTCATCAAGGGCTACAACGCTGACCAGTCGGCGCAGGTGATCCGTTCCAAGTGGGACCGGTTTCCTAACCCTGTCGCCATCGGTCTCGATGCGTCTAAGTTCGACATGCACGTCTCTACGGCGGCGTTGCAGTACGAACATTCGTTCTACACCGGCCTGTTTCCGGATTCACAGGAACTCAAGCAGTTGCTTGAATGGCAGTTGACAAACAAGGGCACGGCTTACGCCCCGGACGGTAAGATCAAGTTCCAGGTTATGGGAACCCGTTCATCGGGAGACCTCAACACCAGCCTCGGGAATTGTGTGATTATGTGCGCCCTTGTATACGCTTACGCTAGAGAAAGAAACACCCAAATTGAACTGTGTAACAACGGAGACGACTGCGTCGTCATTATGGACCAGAATGATCTGGCCCGCTTCAGCCAGGGGCTAGACCTCTGGTTCCGCCGCAAAGGTTTTGCCATGACGGTAGAGAAGCCGGCCTACGAGTTCGAGCATGTTGAGTTTTGCCAAACCCGGCCTGTCCACCTCCCCACGGGGTGGCGGATGGCCCGGTTGCACGACGCTGTGCTCACGAAGGACCCGATGTGTCTGATCCCCACTCCCACTCACGGAGTCTTCCAGAAATGGTTGCATGCCGTTGGGACGTGCGTCACCATCGGTTCTGGGCCCATGCCAGTACAGCACGCTTTTTACGACGCCTTCCTTCGTAACGGTGTCGCGTGTTCGGAAGGTATGATGCTACGGATCTTCAACAACACCAGTCAATTACAGCGCCTGCGTGGCCTTGCACGCAGCGACGCAGGTGACATCAGCCCAGTCACGCGGGCTTCGTACTACAATGCCTTCGGGATCTTACCCGATGCACAAATTGCCATGGAAGACTATTTCAAGAG